CATTCAGGCACATTCAGGCACATTCAGGCACATTCAGGCACATTCAGGCACATTCCTTGCTTATTGTTTTAGTAAGTTAATATTATATTGGGGAAAAAATGTCCACCGCCATTGAAAAACAAAACTTAGAAGCACATGTGGAACTATGTGCAGAAAGATACAAAAATCTCGAAGATAAATTAGATAATTTAGACAGTAAAGTCTCTGATCTAGATATGATCATTAATGAAATTAAATCATTGATCCATAACATGAATAATAATAGAAATACGCAACTATTATCCTGGGGAACTGGAATTGTTTGCGGTCTTCTTGCTATCGTTGGCGTATTAATAAATCATTACATGCTCTAAATTAATATGGATCATAATACAACCGTCTTTAATAAGATACAAAAATTTGCTAAAGATAACTTCGCTGAAATTTCCAAAGATATCATTTTAAAAAAGAATAATGACTACATAATTTTTGCACAATATAAAATTACAGTAGTTGATAACGAATTCTATGTGTACAACAATGACAAATTTGTACTAAATTTTGTAAACAGTCAAAATGCCCTAGCATGGTGTATATTAGATCACCTAGATAGAGCAGATCTTGCCAATGAATTAATAGATCTGACTCACCGGTTGCAACATAAAGAGTTTGATATAGAAGTGGCCCGCAATTTATTAAAAAAAGTACATGATCCTGAACGGCGAGCCACCATAAGGATCAGGGAAGAGAACGATATTACAGCTGCAACAGTGCTTAAAAAACATATGACTAAATCGGTCTCTATGGCTAAATACTTTAAACAACAAGGATTATATAATGCATCTGGGCGACATAACATCAGACACTAAACTCAGAACCTCACTAAAGGTTCTGAGTCGTAACTTTGCTTCTAATTTAGATTTCAGTGCTGTTTCTTTTGAACATGCCAGCGTCATGCTGAAAAAAACACAGATTTTAATTAAGGAAATTATGCATAGTTCGTCAGCATACAAAAGCGAAAAGAATCCATCATACTTGCAATTAATCATAATGGAACAGGCACTTAAAGCTAAACTAAATGAATTAGAGGAAGTTCCAGGAGTCGAACTAAAAAACGTTGCATCAGGAGCGCAAAAGCTATTGAAGATGCCAGGTCTTAAACCAGGCACCACATCTGCTCAGCTTGCAGCAGCCCTTGCCGACACCACAGCCGGTAAAAGTGCGAGTGGTGCATCAAAGGACGCCCTAGGAGGGTTGACTCAAAATTTACAAAAAGCCCTAGCTGACCCAACTAAATCTGCAAAACTACAACAATTGTTGATGAGCAAACAACACACATCAGCTAGCCAAGTTATGGAATCTGAAATAGAAACTGCACAAGTAGTATTATCTGCGCAAGACATGATTGATCGAATTCAAAAGATGATTGAAGATATCGCAGAAATGCAATACAAAGATTTGCCTAACCTGATTGCTGTTATGCGCAATCAAATTGGAGTGAATGAAGCCCAGACTTATATGGATGCACAAACACAAACAATAACAACATTGGTGCAATCATTACAAACAGCAAAGGCAGAAATGGACATAACCATTGGCCCGTTAACAGGCCAGGAATTGCCACAATCTGACCCATTCAGTACAGGCCAGGCAGATGATAGTAATGCACCAGCATCAGATATTGAGTTGCCAACTGAAGAACTTCCTGAACCAACTGAAGAACTTCCTGACACTAATTTAGGTAGAAAAAAACGTTAATGTTGATTAACGAAATTGAACATGCTACTACTAATTTACAATTGATAGCATTGGTACAATACTTCTTAGGTAAAAGTAATCATCTGAGAACTGATCCCACAATCAAAACTGACACTTTCGTAGAGTTTGCTAACAAATTAGGTCTGAATGTTTCGCTAGAACAACTTCAGTCACTGTTTAAAACTGAGCCGTTCAAAGACCTGGTAAGCGATATAAATCAAGATACGATCAAATTTGTCGGTGCTCGTGCAGACGCACCTGTATCTATAGATCATGCACATCAGATAGTAAAAGCAATGGCCAAACGAGCATTAAAAAGCTAAGCCATATCAATTTACGCTTTTTCTAAATTTTCATCATCAAATATATCATCCTTGCTCTGTTGACAACCGTTAATAAATAGTATACTATGTAATAGTAATAACATTACTAATATGTCTAGAAATTTTAAATGAGCATACTTAAAAAATTGATTGAGGTATTATGATAACACTGACAGAGTTGGCAGCCAAACAAATACAACAGGCTCTTGCAGCAAGAGGGCACGGAATTGGTATGCGAGTAAGCATACAGGTCACTGGCTGTTCGGGCATGGCATATGTGTTAGACTATGCTGATGATATTTGTGAACAAGATATTGAAATTAAGGATCGAGAAGTCATATTATTAATAGATGCAAAAGACCAGGAGTACTTTTCTGGCATGCAAATTGATTATGTAAATAAAGGTCTTCAGTTTATCGGTTTTGAGTTTACTAATCCCAATGAAAAAGCCCGCTGTGGCTGTGGCAAAAGTTTCACAGTATAGATAACAACTGTGTTTCTTCTTGCTATAATACTCACAACATTAACAACTAAGGGGCTAAAGATATGGCAACTAAAATGGAAAATTTAGAATTAGACATAGCCCACTTCAATAATATCGTTGACTATCTGCCAGAGATAGATAAGTGTTCTAAGAAGACAATCAATAATCTGCTCCGATTGGGGATCATACAGGTTAGCACAGCGTTCGAACAAGCACTAGCCTACCAATTGGGTATCACAGTAGTTAGCCAGGACACACACGACCTTAGTAATGGTGCAGATGCTAAATTAAGCAGCGCAAGGACACATGGCAAAGGACGCTCATATTCGGCACCTGTTACAAATATCGCAGGCAAGACTGGGAACTTACTGGTTCAGATCTACGAGCGTAAACAGAATAAATTCTATTACTTCGACATCCCCCGTCGTAAGTATAGGCACATAACAGCTACAAGCAATATTGAAATCCCCTTCGAGATGGATGGGACACCTAGGAGAAAAAACAAAGCTGTGGTCAATTGGTGGAAGTGCGAAGTTCCTACGCTGATGGAATAGGAACTCGTATACCACAATAGGCCTCGCTGCGCACCAGATGATAACTGTAAAATATAATTACGACCCTATAGACAGAGAAACCATAGACAGCAAACGACATTACTGCTTGCCTGACGGCAGTAAGGTTCCTAGTGTCACGACAATCTTGTCGGCTACCAGTTCTGAAGGAAAACGCCTGGCCCTTGCCCAATGGCGCAAGCGTGTAGGCGAGAAAAAAGCACAGGAAATTACCACAGAAGCTGCCAGTCGTGGCACAAGAATGCACGCCTATCTTGAACACTTTATGTTGAACGATGTTATGAAACCTTTGCCAGGCAATACATTTGCACACCCATCATGGTTTATGGCAGCAAAAGTTATTCTTAATGGCCTATGCCATGTTGATGAATTTTGGGGTGCCGAAGTTCCTGTTTATTATAGCGGATTATATGCTGGTACCACAGACTGTCTGGGCATATGGAAAGGACGCCCTGCTATCATTGATTTTAAACAAAGCAATAAACTTAAAAAACTTGAATATATCGAGGATTATTTCCTTCAAACTGTGGCCTACGGAACGGCACATAATAACATGCATAGTACCAATATTAATACCGGAGTCATTATGATCTGTGTTAAGCCAGAGGTTGACAACATGGGATCACTCACTACTGAGCCAGTCTATCAAGAGTTTACCATCGATGGCACAACCTGGAATCAGTACGAAGAATTATGGATTAAAAAGGTCGAAGAATATTATCACCAATGCTGTTAATTTACCCGGACCGGGTTTGACCCGGTAGGTAGGCTGAGCAAGTATTATGAGGATAAATAAGTAACACAGGAGAAATAACGTGGCAGTAACCCAGATAAGCAAAATACAAACAAGGCGTGGGCTACAAGAAAATCTTCCCCAGCTTGCTGAAGCAGAATTAGGATGGTCAATCGATCAACGTAAGTTATATATTGGTAATGGTACACTGGCCAATGGTGCGCCAACTGTTGGCAATACTGAAATATTAACAGAATTTAGCAATGTGTTGGATTTATCAGACAGTTACACATATAAAGGAACTGATGCAGGGTATACCGTTGTAACAGGTGTTCCGACAGTGACCAGACCAATCCAGACTAAATTAGATGATTTT